TCTATTGTACGAGCAAATCTAACATCTTCAGCAGCCAATGTAGCCTTTGAACCAACACCTTCTTCATACCCTAAAAATGCTTTAGGGACTTTAAGTGCTGCCATCATTTTGTTTCTCAAGTATTCAATATCATCAATAGCATTATCATTTGTTAATCCAGGTAAAGTTTCAATTTCAGTTCCACTATCACCCCCCCTCACTGGTAAATAATAATCTTCTGTTACTGATTCAACATTATATCGTAAATTATATTCACCTGTAGCTTGGTCTATAACTGGAATTTTTTTCATTTTATTAATAATTCTTTGCATGAAGTTATCAACTTCATTTGGTGGGATGTTTCCAATATCTACTTTAAATACTCTTTTCTCCGGAGCTCTCATAATTCTATGAATCATCATAGCATCTTCCATAAGAGTTAATTGTTTCCAAACTTTACGAGCTGATTCTAACATAGATTTACCATAAGGTAAGAAATTAGCGTCTGACATTAATCTGAAGTGAGCCACTTCGTAATCTTGTAATAATATTCTCTCACCTTTTGAATAACCACCCATAAGAGTGCTGTTAGTATCGTTCATAATTTCAAATTCAACTTTTTTTGGATTTTCTGGTTCGTGGTCCTCTAACCTTACAACTTCATATGGTGATAATGGTCTAACATTCACAATACCATGTTTATCCAAAATATCCATATGTAAATAAAAATCACCATATTTTGTTAAATTTCTTATCCAAGACCACAAATTAAATTCTATATTTAATATGTCATAAAATAAATTATGTAATATTTCAACAACTTTTGGGTTTTCTGAAGTAATAGATAATGTCTCACCTTCAATATTATCCGTCGTTGATTCATCTGAATATATATCAAGTGCAGAAGCTATAATTGGGTCAGAATCCATAACTTCATAATCATTAAATAACTCTCTTCGCTGAACATCATAATTTGAACGATTTTGACGAGCGGCATATTTAGTACCCCAAGTAGTACCACCTCCCATTATTTTACTATATCTGTCTACAAAGTTAGAAACTAAAGCTGTTTGTGCAAAATTTAAATCTTTTACGACAAGTTTATCATCTTCACTTTTTCTAACTATAATATTAGATTGAAATAATCTTCCTAATCTACTTAATATATTTTCATTTTCTGCCATATTTTCCTCTTATTTTATTTAAGTAACCACGATAAATTTTCTTTTTCTTTACCAACTGTAACTTCAAATGGATTTTTTTGGTCATTTAATCCACCACCTGTATAGAATCCAGTGTCTGGTTTTGTATTGAAATCACCATTGTTATTTATTAAAGAACCCATCATAGCTCGCTGTAAATCATCTTTATCTTTTCTCAACCTTAAAGCAGTATCTCTTATCCATAACCCTAAAGCATAAGACATTACTAAATCATCATTATACCCATCCATAGCTTCTGCTTTGGAATGTATCATTGTAGATTTATATATAAATACAAACAACTCATCAATCAATCGTGATGAGTACAATTTAACCATTTTCTCTCGTGTATATTCTTCCATTTTTGCCACAACAAGAGGTCTGGTTTTAACCGTTGTAGAAAACCCTGCTACCATGTTTCTATCGTCTGCTCTATACTTATTTTGTATTTGATGTTCAACATCAATATATTTTAAATCCTTTGATTGATAGAATAAATTTTTATATCCCCTATCAATAATAGTTTGAATTGTAGCCCAACCTATGTTATTATTTTCCACGACAAGTAATGCATCATTATACTTTGTAGCAATATCAATTAAAAAATGACCATAATCAGTCGTTGATAATTTACCTTTGTATTCTGCTACCTGTTCAACTTCTTCTACATCAAAAACTTGAGCTGCTGAATAATCGGTTCCATCACCACGAGAAACATCAGCAACAACTATATAATCTTTTGAATAGTCAGGTTGTTTCCACACCCATAAATTTCTGTCAAACCCCGTTTTCTCTACAGGTTCCTTAATCATATTCTCTTTATACCATTGTAATATAATAGGGTCAACAACAGATTGACCAGAAGTAAGAAAATCGGCATCACACTCTTGTGCCGCTAAAGTTGGACCTAATGCTATATCCTGTTCTTTCCTCCAAGATTCATCTCTGTCTGGATGATTTGTCCAATGTAATTTTATTGTATTAAATTGATTAGTACCATCTTCAGCCCCAACCCATGTTTTATGAAACCAATTACCAACACCATTTGGTGTAGATAGTGCGATACAATTACCACCAGTTGCCAATGTTTGTTGAGCAGCTGCCCAAATTGTATCAATAGTATCAATAAAGGCGGCCTCATCGAGAATCAACAAAGATAGTGCTTCTGAACGACCAGATTCAGGAGATGCTGATAAAGCTTTAATCTGTGAACCATTTGCAAAGCGTAATGAGAGTTTATTATCTTCTGTTACATTGGTTTTTAACCATGAAGGGAGATTTTCATACATAACTCTAACTTTAGTAACAAGATTTTTTGCTGTATCCTTATCTTTTGCTATAACAAGAATATTCTTATCCTGGTGGAATAACATTGTCCACAATGAAAATCCTGCTGAAAGAGTTGATATACCTAATTGACGAGATTTAAGAATAACATTATATTGATATTCTTTAAACTCGGTAAGCATGTTTTCTTGGAAGTCATATAAATCGAATTTGATTTTTCCTTTTGTAGGGTGTTGAATTTTGCAGTATTTTTTCATAAAGTGTACAGGACTTTGTGCACAATTTAAATACTCACGCTTTATTGTCTGTTTTATGTTATTTGACATTTCCTAGCACCCATGTTGGTAAAATTATAGCTACAATACCATAACCGAACCACAAGTATTTATTCTCGTGCCACTTTGGTTTAATTTCTTTAATCAAATCACCTTTCAAATCAAGTTGTTTTTCAAGTTCTGTTATTAATAAGTTATGCTTATCAACCATCAACTCACAATTTTCAACTTGATTACCAAGATTAATTTGCATTTCAGTATTTAAACTATCTCTGTAATCACATTCATTTATGATTTTATAAATGTCTTTTACTTCCTCTTCGGAATAACAATATTCTTTAGGAAAAATAAAAGACAGAATTAATAATATAACCAATATTTTTTTTATCATTATAGACTCTGTGAAAATCCATGGCTGATTGGTACACACTTACCACCAACATAAGTTACACCGGGAGGACAATCATAATTAACACCACCAACACTAATTGTATTCTGTCCACCATAAACTAATGCAGCTCCTGATTTACGATAGCCTGTCCGTGTTACTCTATTTGCTCCTCGTGTGTTTGCTCTCCTGTACCCTCCATTTATAGGTACACATTGCCCTTGAGCATTCATCATCATACCTGCGGGACACATTGTACCCCCACCATTAGCTCTAGCACCTCTTCTTCTTGGGGCGGCTACTCTACCTCTTCTTGGTGCAACAGCTCTACCTCTTCTTGGTGCAACAGCTCTACCTCTTCTTGGTGCAACAGCTCTACCTCGTGTACGAACAGCTGCAACTCTACTTCTTCTTTTAGCAGCTGGTCTTGCTTTTCTTGCAGCCATCCTTCGAGTATTTGTTCTTCTCATTATCGTTCTCCTATAAGGTTACTTATTTTTTCTTTTTTTCAAGAAATCTTTAATATATTTATCTGCCTCCTCACCACTAACTTCTGGTGCTTTATAAGTTTCTTTGTTCTCCGTCATTTCTTTTAAAGTGTTCTTATAATTTTCTTGTGTTTGCTCTATAGCTGAAATTTCTTTTTTTATCTTTTTAGTTTTTTTCTTTGATACTTTAATATCTTTTTTTATCTCTTTAACTTTTTGTTTACCTTTACCTCCAGCAAACAAAGCTGCAGCTCCAGCTAATCCAGCTAATAAACCCATAATCCATTTTAGGATTTTCACTTTGAAATACCTTTAGATACATGTTCACCAACATTACCTGCTGCGTAAATACCAAATATCCATTTAGTGAACTCAGCCCAACCTTGAAAGTCAGCTTTTCCTAAAACAACAAAAGCAGTTGCTGCTAAAAAACACAACCCGGCACATAATAATTTTTTACTTCCTAAATCCATAACTTATCCTCCCGCATCTTTTCTAAATTGTTTTCGATTTTCGTTAGCTATTGCGTTAGCTATTTTTAAATCAAATGGACTTTCTTCTTCTGACATTTCTGTAATTATATCTAAAGCTTCTTTATCCATATCAGTCCATCTTTTTAATTGCTGTAATTTAACCCAAAATTGCCATTTATTGCCATTTGGGCCAATCCGTTTAGTTTTTAAATCTACTTCAAAATTCAATTGACAATGATAACACCTACCCATCCTATTATAAGTATCCCGGTGTATACCTTTACTTTGAATTCCTTTTTTACAATCTCTACACTGGTCACCTAAAATACCAACACCCGGTAAACCTGATATTTTTATTTTATATCCTTTTCTCTGTTCCCATTTTACACCTTCGTCATCTGTCCAAACATCACCAACTTCTCTATCAACTCTTTCAGGTGTATATCCTACTTGTGAACTTTTATTAAATTCACCAGCTAACATTTGTTGAATTTTTCTAATATTTTTACCCATTTTATCCTCTAACTTTTCATATATAAATAGTCTAAAAACTCATTAAACCGGTAATTTGATTTACTGGAGCAAAGGCACCTGTAAATTTATAAGTGTTCCCTTTATACTTGAACACAATTCCCTCTGAAGGAACTATTGAATCCAACCCACCTATAGCATTCAATCGGTCTAATTGTACCTTCAGTCTATTTAACTTCTTTAAATCACCACCTGATTGTACATCTTTAATAGCAGCTGATAATTTTTTCTTAACACCTTGAACTGCTTTATCAGGATTAGCTGCTATAAACCCTTGAACATTTTTTAGTATTTCTGCACCAACTTCAAAGAATAAAACTTCAAATGGTTTCATGTTTTCTTTTACTTGTTTTGCATGATTTTGTTTATCAAACTTTAATACCCATTCTAAAAACTTTTCATCTTTAATATCTTTTTTCATCATAGCTACTGAATATTTCTTTTCAAAGAAAGCCCATCGTCTAACCAAACCCTCTACTACTTTATCTGGTATAGCATACATATAATTATCTCTAACTTCTTTTCTAATAAACCAATCCCAATATTTTTGATGATACATAGCTAATGTATCCGAATC